TTTATTTGTGGTGAAATCGGGGTTGGCAGTTGCGTCAACCCTTTCCATTTTAAAACGTAACCCCTTGAGTCTTTGCATAATCAACCACCGCACGGGCATGACAAAGCGCTAAAGTATTTTGAAATACTGGGTCGAACATCATCAACGCGTCTTTGTAATTGGTAAAGAACCCGTTTTCAGACAGAACGGCTGGCATATTTGTTTGGCTCAGGACAAAGAAATTAGCTTCCTTGTCTGGGTCATTGTCAATAGTATCCATTCTATAAACCCATTTAGAAAAAGCCTCCTTGACCTCATTGAAAAGAAACTCGGCGTAAATATCCGACTTTGTTTGACCCTTTGATGTGAATACCTCGAAGCCTCTTGCCGTTGGCGTTGCCGCGTTGCCGTGGATACTTAGGTACAACGAAGCCTCATAGTTCTGGGCGTTCATGTTTGCCTTTGCTACGCGCTTAGTTAGGCTAACATCTAAAACAGGGTCATACACATTGATAACCGACATTCCCCAGTCCTTTAAATACTGCTCAATCTTTGCCGCAACTTCCCTGTTAAACACGCCTTCAAAAAACCAACCGTAACCATGGAACATTGAGTTGTTATGCTGGAAGCATTTAGACGGGTAAGTTGTGTAATTATAGGGTAATTTCTTTTTATCGTCTATGCCACCGTGTCCAGCATCAAGGAAAACACAAAATTTATTTGCTTTCATATTTATATATTTTTAAAGGGAGTCTAAACCAATAGACCCCCTTCTCAGGTGCATAAGGTAGCGATTCTGTCTGCGCCTATAACTTAAACCCGATGAGGGAAAATGCAGCTGAAATTATGGAAAATTTGGGCGGTAAACTAACCGAAATTTCCTTCCCAGCACATTCGCGGCTTGTCTCCTTAATTTTGTCCCAAATAATTTGAGCAAGTTGAATGTATTCGCGCCAAGTAAACTTGATTTTGTTGTTTTCTAAATGGACTGAAATATCTTGCGTCAATTCCGCAAAATTGAAACTATAACAACTCACGTCACCTAAAGGACTGGAAATTGTGTCTGCGTTTTTTAAGGCATCTTTTAAATTAGTCTGCATATTATTTGTTTTAACGTTTAAAAAATCTAAGAATAATTGTACCAATATTTGTTCCAGTTATGGATTTAATGTTTTCGGAAATACTAAACAATTCCGTTGCTGCAATAATGAAGCTTACAGAATAGGTAATTTGCGATGGCAGTTGGAAAGTAATACTTGCCCCGTGAAAAATCATGATACCGCAGAAATAGGTTACCACCTTTTGAGAAGTCCGATAAAGCCCTTTGCTTGTTATTGGCTCATTCCTTTTCTTTGCTGCCATGATTCCTGTGACTGTGTCTGCGAAAACAACGAAGATTGTAAAAATCAAAAAATGTTTGATGGGTAGGAAAAACGAGAAAATCACTCCGCAACAAATAGAATATGCAATGCCGTCGTAACCAAGTTTAAAGATGTTGTAAATTATTGCCTTCATCGGTTGATTTGCTTTTGTTTCCTAAGAATTAACTTATTATCCAAATCCTTAAAAGACTTGTCTGTTGTTTTGTAAATCACAAATCTGTCGCCCGTGTTTGGGTAATTTACAATTATGCCATAAGTATCGGCAATAGAAATAAAAGGCTTGTTTATACTTTCGCCTATCTTTATTCTTAACTCATTGTTCTTGTTAAAAAATATCTCAACCCCAGCAAGTACCTTTGTCCCGTTGGCAATGGCATTGTAATTGCCTGTCCAGAAAGAGGCGTATAAATTAGAAAGGTAATTAAAAGCACTTTCCACCTTGCCGTTAACCATACTTTTATCAAGTTTATGCAAGGCGTTTAAAAACTTGTTACGGTTTTCGTAAATATTAAAAGCATCGGTCATCTTCCGTGCCTCATCTACGACATCGTTTAAAATGTAATAATAAATCGCTAAGGAATCTTCAAACAATTTTATTTGAACATCTTGATTAGCATAGACCTTTTTTACACTCCACAAAGTATCATCTGCAAAGATTTTAGAAATGATAACCGTATCCTGAGCAATGGCAAAAGAAGGAATCAATAATAAAAAGATTAATATTTTTTTCATGTTTTTGTTTTTTAGTTATCTGTTTGCATTATTACCCAATTAGTACCATCACTTACAAGGGTTACATATCTTCTGTTTGCTGGATTTATAATTGCCGTTTGTGTACTGCCATTAAAAGCGGTCGTAAATCCAATAATATTTTGGGATGCTGATGTTACAACGCCACTGCCTGTTTGTTTGATGATTAGTTCCCTACCAGTATATGAAGAGGCTAATGGTAATGTAATCGTAACTTGGGCATCTTGATGAATATTTAACCATGTATCATTGTCACCTACGGTTATAGATGTACTTGTACTTGACAAATAACCTCTTTTTAAATATCCTGAGGATAAATTTAACTCATCATTTAGAGTAACCGTTCCGTTAAATGTTTTATTTCCACCAAATATTTGAGAACCAAATGATGTAACTAACCCTGTTGCAGAAGCCCCAGCAGCTTGAACGCTTAATATACCGCCACTAACAGACATTCCTGTACCAAGCGCTACCTCGCCCACAACATTACTTCCATCCTTACCAAGTAAAGCCGTAGGCGTTGCCGTAACCGTTGCAATTTTAACCTCACCATTTACGTCAAGGGTCTTTGAAGGTGAAGCCGTGCCAATGCCCACGCGGTCGGTTGACGCATCTACAAAAAACATGTTTGCGTTTCCGTCAGTTTCAACGCGTGTGTCAAAGTCGCCTGAGCCTTCATTTAATACCGTAGCGTTGTTTACTGTAAGTGCGCCAGACAATGTCGTTGCGCCTGTTACACCAAGTGTGCCATAAAAATTAGAATTACCATCTAAGTCTATATTAAATGCTAATTTTTCTGCATTTAGATTTCTTCTCGTATAAAAAGAATAGCCTCCTTGAGTTCCACCAATAGTAGATGTTCGAAATTCTAAATTAGAGTCAGATGTTGGTAATACTATTTCCCTTCTAACATTTCCCGTAGTTTTAAATTGTATTCTTGTTGATGTATTATTATCAAAACCTTGCAAAGTTAAAATCCCTTCAGTTGTTGGATTAATTATATTTAAGCCTGTAAATGTTCCCGTTGTTCCATTTAACGCCCCTGTCAATGTTCCCCCTGTTAAAGGCAAATAAGTTGAAGCCGCTAATGATTGAGTAAGATATGTCGAAGCTGCAATACCTGACCGCAAATAATTTGTAAGCATTGAAGCCGTGTCGCTTACCAAAAGTGCAGCAGTTGTGTCGCGCCATAATTTTTCGTTAAGTTTATAATAAAGTGAGGCATTATTTAAAGGATTATCAATTCGCACATTGTGAAGCTCTTCCAATTCTTGACCATTACGAATCTTAACGAACAATTCCCCCGACCCAGCATTACTCTTAACACAAACGCCAATATATACTGTATGCTGAGGTGCTTGAGGCTTTGTTGATGTTAATCCACCAGCCACGGTTGGCGAAAGGTAAACCGCTGAATCTTCGACTAAAGCACTTGTATTTATATTTTTAATTAAACCCTCAGTTATAACAAATCCGCTTTGATTATTTAAGATTGATTCAGCTACTATTCCAAAAGTATTAGCCGAAAAAGCATCGGTAACACCTAAGGCTTTTGCAACCGTAATTCTATTACCCTGACTTCCTGACAAATACACCGCCGTTCCTTTTGCCAACGTTGAGCCCGTGCGATTGTTAACCCGTTGGTGTAATTGTTGCCCAATTACATTAGTTACATTGCCACCTTTTAAGCCTTGAATCAAAGAGCCTTGAGTATCGTTATATTCTACTTCGCCAACTCCCACCGTGCCATCTTTTGCCGTGTTAAAGGTGATAGAATCAAAAGGCATAGTGACGCCTTGAATAATTATTGTGTCCCCATTACTAAACTTCCAGCCGCCCTTTGTTTTAATGTAATTGTAAAGAATATTATTTACCGTATCAAGAATAAAATAAGCATTGTTTAAACCGCTACTTTTTATTGCTACGGTGTCAGATGCTGTACCTCGATACACGAGCCCGTCGCCCGTAGTCTGATAACCAAGTCTCTGTTTGTTTCCCGTTGCTGGGTACTGGGCAAAAAGGGAAATAGATAGGAATAAAAAAAGAATCGAAGGCAATGTTTTTTTGCCTCCAATCCTCTTGATTAAATTACTACCCACTTTGATTAAAACCTCCTCTAATAATATCTCGCCAATTTTCCCTAATGTTTTAAGGAAACGTCTTTCTTTTTTTGGTTTCTCTATCATAACACAATTCCTAAAGTATTGTAAATGTCTGTTATTTCTTCTTCGTGTTCGTCGCAAGTTGACTCAGGGCAACCGATGGCGCTTGGTATAAAGGCGGTCAATGGAGTTGAGTAATTGCACAACAAATCTTTAATCCTTTTCTTTTTTACGTCTAACCTTTGTAACAAGGTATCTTGATAAAATTTTAAGCCATCAACCCCGACGTTTTGCCCATACTCATTGTCTAAGGTGTACAATCCATTTGAGCCAAGTTGCATTACCATATAAGGCGAAGCTTCATATAAGACGGCATTGGCGCAAAATGATTTTAATTGTTTATCCCAAATGTCTTGATAAGAAGTTGATGTAAACGCGGTTGAACTTCCCTTGTCTGTCACCATTGAATCATACAAGGTTAAGCCAATGGCGGGAACAATCCAACGGAACTCTGCATCTTGAATATGTGGACTGATAAGCGACTTATCAAGTCTTATATCTGCTGGTGTTGGACGTGCAACCCCTCCAGCTATTACTTCACTCGGTTGTATTAATTGGCTCATTCGTTGGGGTTGTTTGTTCTATTTCTACGGGTGCGTAACCCAATATTTCTCTTTTCTCGTTTAATGAAAGATTTTGTTCAACTGCAACATCACCCATAAAAGACACGGGTAAAGTATTGGAAATACCAAAAGTCACGTCGGTGAATGCTGGATTATAAAGCCCAATTTCTTTTAAGAATGGGTTAATAATCTTCGATAACAAAAGGTTTTGACGTGGCTTAATTACCGTATTTTGCAAGTATTCCATTTCTTGCCGTATCTGTTGGTTTGTTCCAAGTTGTCCCGACGTTGCGAAACCAGCTAAAGACTTTGACCAACGGTTAGCGACAACAATCGCTGATGCTGCAAGATTCTGAAGGTTTAAAAATTCGCCTTCGCTTTCTTTTGAGGTAGGTATAAAATTAGCCTTTAATTTTTCATCTCGTAAAACTTGGACAAATAACTTGTGATTATTTCCCATTCCTGTAAACTTTGACTCAATGCCTTCGACAAGGCTCTTAGCCTCAACCGATGTCATTGAACCAAAGAATTGTAAAATTCCCGAAGGCATAAAGCCATTTTCAAACTTGCTTGTATTAAAACGCTGGATTCTGTATTCAATTTCAGCCCACATCTTCGCGCCTATCCACTCAGGTAAACCGAAGTAAAAGTATCCCGCCGCATATTGCTTGACGTGAATAATTGAGCGCTCTGTCCCGTCTTCTAATTTTTTAAACTCAGGGTAAATTGGAATTTCTCTAAACCCTTCTCTTTCATAATATGTGCCCTCGGTGGTAAGTGGGACTTCTTCCCAGTTGTCGTAAATACCAATAGACCTTATAATCTGGTCAGCCTCCGCTTTTCTTATTCCAATGTTATAAACAGGAACATGATAAATGTAGGTGAATGGCTGACTACCAACCTTTCCCCTTACAATTTCTGCAAAGCAATTTCCAAAAGCATCGTAATCAAAAGCCAATGAGCCAAGTACCTCTTGCAAGTTTTGTGCGTGCAAGTTAACTTGTCCAATAACTTCTTCAATCTCATTTAAAGAATCATCGGTTATTACCTCACCTTTCATTGATGTTGTAAGCAAGGTGTTAGATTTTCCTTTCATAGGGATAAATCCGTCACCTACAACCATGTTTACTTTATCCTCAATAATACGTCTAAGCGTTGGGGAATTGTTTACAATCGCTATGAGACTTTTTAAAAAGTCATCTTTCTGGGTAAAGAATCTAACCCATTTTGCGCCTGTAAAATCAAGCCTTTCCCTTGATGGTTCATTGAAAATATCCTCTTGCACTAACATAGTGTTTGAGGTATCCAAAGTTACGGAAGCCAATAAAGGGCTATTGTTTCTTTTTAAATTTCTGTTAGCCCTGTTCGGTACTGCTTGAATCGTTTTCTTGACTTGGCTCATAGGTATTTTTCTCAGGCGTATAAATGACGTGTTGACTAACAGATGTGGGGTTGACGCTATGCCAACCCCTTAATTCTGCCTGTGTAAAATTTCCGATAGCCTTCTTTAGTATTCCCGCCTTTCCCGTTGGGTCATTCCCGACGTAAATCATCAGTTTACTTTTATCCCTAACTATCATTTTTTATTAATCTAAGGCGTTCATCACTGTTTCGCCGTTAACAATAAATCTTGCTTTGTTTGTGGTACGGCAAGTAATCGTCAATGTTTCCTGATTAGAATCGGTAAACAAAGCACCAGATAAACCTTCAGCACTTGTAAGCCTACTTGGTCTTTTCTTTGAGCCTATAACCTCAGCACCCCATAACCAATAATTACCCGTATTCTCAACGTGAACACAAACCAAGCCGCAAGCCTGTCCAGCCATGTCTTGAATTAAGTTTCTTAACTCTTGGTCACGGCAATTAATAATACCAACTAAACTTTGCTCAACTGCAACCGACAAAGTGTCTGGGTCTTGCGTTACCGTTTCCGTAAATGCTCCAGAATTATCCCTAAATTCCACCTCGTAAAATACTGAGGCAGTCGATGACATTGTAATCGCCGTAACCGCTGCCGTCGCATTGGAAGTAAAACCAGTAACTTGATTCGCATTAGCGATATAAAGTTTACCAATACCCCCCGCGCAAGTTCCATCGACACATTGATTAAGCCATCCGCTTGTTATTGCACTCATATTTATTTTAGATTAGTAGCCTACGCTGATTAATGAATGGTGGATATAATTAACACCCATCTTGAAACGAGCCTTAATATACACCTTTTCGTCTTTCTGGTCGTACCAAAGTTCTAAAGCCGTCTCAGGGCTTAACACGTCGGTTGCAAGTACCTTGTTTTGTGGTGTTGTATATTCCACATAATGCGGCTTAGTTGTTCCAAGTGACGTTGCGATGTCATCCCAACGATACTGAGGAATAACGGTTACGCCTCTAAAGGTAAATTGCTCAACTCCGTTTATTAACTGGAGTAAACCGTAATCACCGCCACCGCCATTCTCAATGTCTTCCCTTAACTGAGAATAAACGCTTTGGGTTACATTAAACACCTTTTGGTTAGCTGGTAATCCTTTTAACTGCAAAGGCGCTTGGTCGTATACCGCACGAAGAATCGCGAAGCCATCACCATCCGCAAGGTCTGCACCTGAGCCTGTGTTAGTTCTCGGAATTAAATCATCGGCAACCAACTGAGGGTAATAAACAGTCCAAAATCCATCTAATGAATCATAGTTAGGGTTATTGGACGCTTGAGAACCAAAGTAAGAAAGACGGGTAATATCATTTCTAATCGCCTGTTGTGTACGGGTCAATAAGATATTTTCAATCAATGTTCCCGATACATCTGGAAGCCTTGTACCCGTTTTCAATAACTCTTCGAAAACTGTGTCTTCAAATTCGTCCCAGCACATTTCTAAATCAACCTTCATTTTTTCAACGTCGATTGTACGTTGATAAATGTCAACCGAGCCAACTGGATTAAATCCACAACCCGAATATTTTCTTACAATATTTTCAAGGTCTTGGACAAATACCATTTTCTTTTTATTTGCGACGTTGCCAAGTACACGGAATTGTCCGCGTAAATCGTCATCAAAAAAAACAGGCTCTAAAAATATATTGTTTGCCTCCGTACCTCTAAAGGATACGTCTAATTGGCTTATTTCAACTGATGCCATTTGTTTTTAATTTTAAAGGTTTGCGTAAGTAATCGTCGCCGTGGTATCTGTTAATACCGCCGCTGATTCAATTTTAAATGAGAACTCGGTCTTTGCTCCAGCTTTAGACGTAGCAAAGAAAGCCTTCCAATCGTTCGCCGTGTTTAACGCGGTTGTTGTAATGTTAAAGGCTGCTGAAGGCGCTGAAGAAATCCAGACACCGTAAGCCTCATTACCACTTTCGTCAATCAAGTTAAACTTTAAATAATCGGAAGCACTTGTA